TATGCCGGCGTTGATTTTATCTGCGCTTAAACTGGATATTTTCGCATCGTCTATTGACGCATTAGCTATCTTTGCATTGGTGATTGCTGCATCGGCTATTTTTGCATTTGTAATTGATGCATCAGCAATCTTTGCGCTATCAACAGCCAAATCAGCTATCTTTAAGTTTGTAATCGCAGCGTCTTTGACTTGTAAGGTATCAACTGCCGCCGTACCGATTTTAGCGTTAGTTATCGCACCGTTTTCAATCGCTATATTCCCGACAGCCGCATTAGCTATTTTTTCAGCTGTGACAGCACTGTCCGTTAACTTACTTGCATCAACAGCCAAATCAGCGAGTATATCAGCGTTAACACTGCCAAACAGCATGTCATCTGTGATAATTTTTACTGTCGTCGCGCTCACGATCGTTGTAAAATCGCTTGGACGACCGTGATGATTAACAGCCCTTAATGTGTAGTACCACGTTTCACTCGTCTCAACAACGTGACTATACCCACTTGAGTCACCTTCAAAAATAAGGTTTTGAGGTTGTGTTATATAATCGATTGACTTAGCTGCATAAAGCTCGTATTTTTTTACGTTGATAGAGTTTGAATAATCCCATGCAATTTGAATTGTTTTAAATCCTGCAGTGACAGAAAAGCCAGTCGGGATTGCGGGCTTGACGTTAGGATAACTGTCTTCCGTGACATTTTTCCATCTGTCTCGATTAGACTCGATTGTATTAACAATCTCGTTGATCTTATTGTCTGTCGATATTTTTTGGTCTGTAAACACTCGGTATTCAGCACCAACAACAATTGTATTGTTGGCCGGATTCTCCATGTCAATCGACAGTTTTTTAATCAAGTAATAATCATCGATATCGTGTATTGCGCTTTTAACTTCGACATATTCAAAGTAGTTAAGTTCGTCAAAATTAACGTCCGCCATCGATTTGTCAATCGCTTTTAATTCGACTGTGACAGGCGTTTTAATAGCTTCAGATAGATAAGCTTCAGCTTTTGTTTTTAAATTGCTTGGTAGAGTCACGTCGCTAAATTCAACTGTTTCATAAACCCAACCATAAGCGTCAACAGCCTCTTGATTGTAGATGTAATCAACACCATCATTCACTGACGTTATGTCGACGTACGACTCGTTGCCTTCTTCATCTTCAATTCTGGCGCCTTTCGGTATAACAGCTGTTACAATCGCGCTGCCTTTTCTCGACCTTGTTAAATCCAATAGATTTTCTCTAAACTCTATTTTTTGATTACTGTAAAAAGTAGAGTCTTGTAAAAAGTCGACGTAATTGACGTTATTTTCGCGTCTAAAGTGTAAATAGCCGTTAAATGATTTAATCACTTTATTTGTGATAACATCCCATGTTTTTGTGTGAGTTGCATCTGATCTAACGATGTAGTCGTTATCATCTTGTATCGTTATGTTACCGATGTATAATTTTTTATAGTCATCAACTTGATCGTTGTGTTGCGATATAATCATGTTGATATACTCTGATACACTACCAGTAAATTCATACGGCCTTATGACAGAGTCATTTAAATACCCTAGCGCGCCTTCACACGCGACTTTTTTATCGTTGTAAAATCCGATGTCGTCATCCAAAACACGCCCATAAAAAAGAAGCGTATCATCTTGATACAATTCAATGATTGATTTGAGCTTATAAACACTCTCGTATAGTGGATGAGTTGGATAAATTGTAAAATCAAATCCACCCGTTTTATTAACTTCAAGCGTTAGTTTTTTATCGGTGATTTTAAGTTCATCGACACGTGGATCAAACAGCAGTTGACCATCACAATAAACTGTGTACATTAAATCGCCCCCTCTCTATATTCAACAGAGAGTTTTGTTCCTTCAGCACCACTGAATGTAATGTTGTTATCACCTTCAGTGAATACAATGTTAGTGATCCGGTGCGTACCTGCGTCTAGCGTGTAGCTATTACCGTTAAACGTAATTGTGATTTCACCGTCAGTCGTGATCGTCGGGATCACACGCTTACGTGAGTTTTTGCATACGATTGACTTTGTTCCGGCGCTATCTATCGTTACGTTATAGATTGTCGGTATTTTTTTGATCATATACGTGTCGCAAGTCGCGGCAACGGTCAATCTTAGTACAACTCCATCTCTTTCGAACGTTGTTTGGCACCGTCCATCTAAATAATATTCTTTTAGATTGTCGGTCTCTATAACTCTTCTTTTGCCATGCAAATGAGCTCTCACCTTTCTCTTTAAAGGCTCCCACTCTTTTTCATTTCCTATAAAAGCAAAAGAAGCTTCGAATTTTCGGTCTTTATAAGCGATGTCGCCCGTCAGAGATTCGGTTAAATCAATACTTCCGTCTCTGAATGGTATGTCGATGTAAAGTTCCTTAGGTTCCGGTTCCTCTACATTGACTGATGTACAAAAAAGACCCCAATCCGAATAAGACGCTACGCCATCAAAAATAACTTGGTTCACGGACGTCCACGCCCTCTCATTTCAGTTTCGTCGCTCAACTGACGATCTATTTCTTTTCTTAACGCTCCCACAAGAGCGCCTGTCTGCATCACAATTTGATAATCTTGATTTCTTAACAAACTAGCAATATCTTCAAGTATGTTAATCATATTTTGCATGCTCATGTTTCTTGCGATTCCATCACCAATTCCCGCTAGTGTAGATTTGTTTAAAGGTAATACTGCCTCAGGACCTGCTTCACCAACACCCTGTAATCCTCTCGCTGTGTTAAAAATCGTTGGTTTATCGAAGATACCACCTTTAGCATTCCAATTAACTTTAAGTTTTGGCACACCGTCTTTTAACCAAGTGATGGGATTCATACTTCCGCTGATGCTGAATTTCGGCATTTTAAGTTTTGGCCACGTAAATTTAAAGTTGAAGAAACTTTTTATCTTGTCGATGGCATCTTTGACTTTATCTCTAGCTGATTCGATTTTATTCTTAATCCCGTTATAGATATCAGAGAATATACCAAGAACTTTATCTTTCGTTCTGCCAATACTGTCAAAGTAACCTTTTATTTTATTTATAGCATTGCTCACTTTATCCCTTGCATTGTTGATTTTCTCGGCCATTCCAGATGACATATTTGCAAACCAACCAATGACTTTTGAAACTAGTGGTAAGATGTACTCTGTGAACTTATCTCGCATCCAAGCGATGATATTAGCGATAAGATTGATTGTTGGTTTAAATATGTTTTCGTAATAAGCTTTAAACGCTTCAACAAGATTTTTAAACGTATTTTCAATCGCTGGCATATGCTTTTTAAACACAGATACTAGCACGTTGATAATATCGACAATAAACATAATGGTTGGTTGCAATATCGTTTCCCAAATATTTTTAATATTGTCAAACGCGAGTTTTACGACCGTCCATATATGCGGCCAAGCCACTTTAAATAATTCCCACACGAGATTTAACACGTTCATAACAGCTTCAAAAACTGGTCTTAACGTTGTTTCCCAGATGTTTTTTATACCAGCAAACACATTGCTAATTGTCTGTTGAATCATCGGCATATTCGCTTGTATCCAGTCGTACAAAGAGAGAAAAACAGGAAGTAGATACGTTTTAAATATATTGACTGCTGTTTCAACAAAGAAACTAATCGCACTAAACACTTTACCCATGACGGATTGAATCGTTGGCATGTTTGCTATAACCCATTCAAGCGCTTTTTGGAACATCGGCATAACTTTAACGCCGATATTTGTTGTTACCGCGCTTAAACTACGTTTGACTTGATCCATCGTGTCTGTAAACTGGACACCTGCGCCCACAGCTTCACCATCAAGAACAATACCTAAATCTTGTGCTTGTTTCTTTGCATCTTCTATTGATAGTGATCCGTCTTGTAAAGCAGGTAATAATTCACGACCTAACTTTGTACCAAATAATTCTGATGCAAGTGCCGCTTGTTCTTGACCATTTTCCATTTCAGAGAGAGACTGAATAGACTGAACAAAAGCGTCTTCTGTGGATAAAGTACCATCTCTTACATCGTCCATATTAACGCCAAGAGTTTCGAGCGCACCCGAATACTTTTCATTTCCGTTAGCCGCTTCGCCCATCCGTTGATTCAATCGTCCGACAGCTTTTTCTAAGTCAGCTTGAGATAGTCCGTTTTGACTCGCCCAATAGTCCATCTCTTGATAAGCTTCAGCGCTTACGCCCATTCGTTTACTCGCCTTGTCAACGTTATCAGCGACACTCGCTGCTTTACTAGACATGCCTAACAATGCACCGCCAGCAGCAGCCGCCGCGCCGACAACAGCCGTACCAATTAAAGCACCTTTTTTTGCTACATCAGCAAACTTTGAACCTGTGGATTTACCTTTTTTATCAACATTGTTCAGCGTGTTAATTGCATCTTTATCGTCTATGAGTACTGAGCCGAACAATTTAAACAGTTCCATTTATCGTTCCTCCTTTCCGAGTAACTCACTCATGATTTCATCTTTGTTTCGAGTGTCCATTTCAATTTTCGGAGGATATAGTTTTTCGTAAAATTCTTCAAACGTTTCAAACGTTTCTTCTGTGTAAGACGAATATCTAACTAACCAAAGTGCGTATGTTTCTTCTTTTTGTTTTTCTTCAACCGCTTTATTGAGTAACTTTGATGCTCTTTTAAGCGACAACGACATGATATATTGCATGTCGCTATATCTAGATAGAAAGATATCTTCTATATCTTCAGCTTTTAACGTTACTCCTGAATAAAAAAATCAACGATATCTTCGTCATTAAATAGTTCTTGGAAAAACTCGATCAATTGTTTTAATGAATATTTCTTTACTTTTTGCATGTCATCGCCCGTTAAATCAGCGATAAATTTGTACACTAGCTTTTCTGCTTTATGAATCTTTTTAACAAGTTTAAATCCTAATTCGGCACCCATGTTTGCCTGTACGTTGCCTTCTTTTGACTTCGCTTTATCAAGCATCTTATTTAAATCTAATTCAATACCCATTGCATCGATAATTTCTGATAGTTTAAACACGTCTGATAGTTCTAGTTTTCTCATTTTTTACCTCCTAAAAATAAAAATAAAAAAAGAGAGCAATTAAGCCCTCTTAAAACGTTTTATACTACTTCTCCCATGAGTACTTCCCACGGTGCGGTATCTCTGTCATCTTCTGTGTAGCTAGCTGTAAATTCTAATGCAGGGACGACTTCGTTCTTATCTTCAAGTGTCCACTCTAAGTTACCGATGTTAATTGCATTTTTAACCGTGATAACGACTGGCTCGCCGTCTTTAGTCTTACCTTCCCATTTAACGTCATTATAATCACCCGCATCAACTTTAATCGTTGACGTGATTTTATTACCTTCAGCTACTAGTCCAGGATAGTACTTTTTCATATCCGGTGCACTAAACATTTCTAATGCGTTGACCGTTAGCTTTGCGTTCTCCGTATCAATCACGATACGTCCTTTGACTTGCCCACGATCACCATCAGCTTCGATGTTTCTAATCTCACGTTCAACTGTAAAAGATGAACCGCCACGTGTTAGTCCAATCGGTTGTTCTCCAATTGTCACAACGCCATAGCCCAGTAAAATCTTATCTGCTGTTGCCATTTAATTACCTCCTACTTAAAATATATTCGTGTGTTGTATCGTAAAAACACACCTTGCTCACTAATTAATTCATTTCCATCTACAAACTGCCGACCTTCCCTCATAAAATGAGCGTTAAAGCCGTCAGTGTTCATCACTAAATCATTTAATTCATTGTCTATGCTGTCCGCTAAATCTTCCATCACACGCACACTTTTGTTTGTATCTTCGTAAATATCCACATGGACATAAAAGTCTTCACTAGGCGTGTTATCCATAACCGATTCGATGCGATAGACGACGTAAGGGAAGGTTGGTGAGCTAGTCGAAGTATTACGATAGACACGCTCATGTTTAGTTTTTAAAAAGCCGTATATAGCATCAGCTATCATATTTGTATTCATCAGTTCACTCCTTTCGTATTTCATCCAACGCTTCGCCTATCATTTGTTTAATCAGTTCAGCATTTTTCGCAACGACTGGTTTTATAGGGTCTTTTTCCCAACCCATTAATATATGCGAATAAAAAACGCCTCTTTTAGGGTCTTTGTACCACCCTATTTGCAAATCTTTTTCTTTCTTTCTTGCCCAATAACCGAGAGACTTTCTTAAATCTCCTTTGTCTTTCGGTACATTCGGCTTAATCTCTCTCACTAACTGTTGACCTGCCAAGTTCATGACTTTGTAAGGTTTTTCTTGTATGCGTTTAGTGATATGTTCTAAGTTTGATTCCATCGTTAGTTCTTTTCGTTTACGCGCCATTTACTTCACTTCCTACTTGAGACGAGCAGACCAATTCGCGCATATCGCCTTGTTTTGATGCTCTAACAATCGTGTATTGTTGACCGTTGTACCTAACAAAATTTTCATTGCTGTATTCAAAATCATTAATTTCAAATGTTAATTCTGGCTTCAACCCACTTCTTGCAGCTTGATAGAATTCAGAGCGGTTATCGTCTAATTGATTAGCTAGTCTTCGGTACCAATCAACAGATTGAATAACTTCGCCATGTTCAATCATTTCAATCAGTTTTCCAATCTCGATTTCAATATCGAAGTTCATCTAATCACCACCATTCGAAATTAATAAATTGTGTAAGCGCCACTGCAAATGTCTAGGCATAGTTGGACTCTCTTTATTAGAATAGCGATACTCCGCATAGTCAACTAAAAACATAAGATGAGCCGTGCTCTCGCTATCTAATAATAATCCTTGTATATCAGTTAATTCACTCTTAATACCTGTTAAAATAGCAATAAGATAGGCATCACGAACGTTTGTCGTGATACCTAATCTTGCTTTTAATAAAGGTAATGCTTGTGTTTCCATTTAGATCACCCCTACGCAGTAGTAGTAACTGTAACTACGTTACTTGCGTCAGATTCTGTTTGATGCACGCTATTTGTAGCCGTCACATAAAATTCATACTCTGTACTCGCTGTTAAATTGCTAGCTGTATAAGTTGTTCCTGTCACGCTAGTCATCTTTGTTCCATCTTTGTAGATGTTGTATCCGTCAGCTTGGCTAACAGCATCCCAACTTAATTCAGTTTTAGTCTTAGTTGTTGCGGATGCTGTTAGGTTGACGGGTGCATTAGGGCGTATTAGCTGTATCCGGTGCGAATGTCGCTGTTGTTGTTGGTGCGCTTCCATCGATGTTAATTGCTACGAAACCATCACCGAAGATAGGGCGACCATCGTATCGAGCAGTACCTTTATAAACAGTATTATCTTCGATAAATTGTACGTGCTCAGATTGCGCGAATGAAGAACCGGCACGCTCCGCTAAGATGTAGTGAGAACCATAACCGCCGACAATGTCACCATCGGCCATAAACGGAAGAATAACTACGTCACCGTTGATGATAGGCAATGTATTATTAACACCAGATACAATAGCGCCCGCTGCGTTAAACTCAACTAACTTCGCTTGAATTTCAGTGTATGTTGTTTCGTTCATCGCCCAGAACTTAGAACCGTTACCGTAATTAGCTTTTGCTTTACCAGTGAAACGAATTAAGTTAGCGTAAAACTCTTTTGCATCTGCTCCTGTAACTTGACCTACATGAGTAGTAGAAAGGTCAGTCCAGCCTTTTTCGTTAGTACCCCAGTATGACGGTTCTACCGTTTCAGCAAGTCGAGTGACAATACCAACAGGCATTTTGGTACCTGTACCATATAAAATCGCTTTATCAACAGCGAGACCAATCGCTTGTCCTAAAGCATCCAAAATTTCGTTTGCAAGGTCGAAATCTGAATCTTCCAAAGTGGCATTACAAACAGGAATAAATCCACCAACTTTATAGCCGTCCATTTCCAGTTGATAGAATCGAAGATCTAATTCATTTAATGTCGCGCAAGCTTCCGTCCAAACAGCTTCTGGAATATCTCCGACAATATTGGTACGTGAAGTACCTGGAATAGCACGTAAATTAACTTTACTGATCAATTTAGAGTAACGATGTAAGTTATCACGCAATAGTCCAAGAATAACGTCTGGAATACCTAAATCAGCACCATTAATAGCACGTTTCTTCATTTGTGATTCTTTTAATACATTGCCTTCGCGAATATCAGTTAAAAACGTTTTTACTTCTTCGCGTTGAACAAATTGCTCCGATGCGGAACGTTCTTGACCTTTAAAAAATCCTTTATTTACTTTCATACGAACAACTCCCTCTGTTTTTTTATCTCTTTCTTCATTTGTTTCGTCAACGTTTTTTGGTTCGTCATCTTCCATATCGTCTAACTTTGTTTCTAAATCTTTGATTTCATCCTGCAAGCGTTGCTTTTCTTTGTCATTTTCTGATTGTTCTTCTTCCAAAGTTTTCACTTCTTCTTCAACAGCTTCAACTTCTTCATCTGTTTGAGCTTCTTCGATTGATGCTTCTAACTCTTCCGAACGCTTTTTAAAGTCTTTGTCGCGTTCTAGCACCTTTTCTAATTCACTATTACGTTGATCGATTTTTCTTTTAAGCATCAGTTGCTTTAATGCCATTCTTAACACGCTCCTTTAAATTGTTTTTCTTAGTTTCGAGTTTCCGTTTTTGTATATCTTCATAATCTCTTTTTCTAGCTTGAACTCCTGTATCTGCATAAGCAGGAAACGTAACAACAGACACTTCGTGTAAGTCGATTTCCTTTAACGTCCACTTGACCGTTCCGTCATCACGGAAATCCGTTTCTTCGTTGATAATATTAAAACCAAACGAACACTGATCTACGTCACCGCGTTTTACACGCTGATACAGATTAACAGCATCCGAATCGTTTGCGTTGATTCTAATCGATCCCCACAAACCCCTACTGTCAGTTTTCAAATCTAAAGTACCCGATTTATTTCTACCGAGAACAAGACCTGTGTCATGATTGATAAGCGCTCTAATGTCATTACTTAATGTATCGTCAAAGGCGCCGGGAGAGATTTCTTCATAAGCACCTCTAAAAAGTTCTGTCTCTGAATTAAAAACAGCAAAGTAACCTTCAATGACCATCTCGTCATCTTCTGCTCTAGTTTTTAAATCGACAGAGATACTTCTCATTTGTCTTTTCTCTCTACTCATTAACATCACCACCTTTCAATTTGTTTTGTTCGCCGATCTTATCTAACGGAATATAGTTTTCTAACAGAACCAATTCATTTAATCCGTCTAATGGCGTGAGCCCTAATTTATTTCTCACTTCATTACCAGGAGATAAACCACGAACATAAAGATTAGAGAATACTTCCGACAGTTCTTTTAAATCATAGTCATACAGACTGTGTGGATTGAATTTAAAGTACATGTCAGAACTAAGTAAAAGCTTTCTTGTTAGTTCTTGTTCCATCCCTTTGGCAATTGGCAGTAAAGTAGAGTTGATAAAATTGTTATACTCTTCTTTTTTATACTCACCTACACCTAAGAAGAAAGCAGGTACACCGAAAATACTAGCGACAGTCTTTTTATCAATCTCAACAGACTCATGAATAGCTATATCTTTTAACGACAAAGGCGTTACTTGTTGTACATCGATTAAGTCTGCAGGTATTATCCAAGGTTGTCCCGCTTCTGTAGAATTAAGATACTTTTTGTATACGCCGTTACGACCTTCCTCACTTGATAATTCAGCCGTATTTGCATCCACTTTGACGATTAATGAGGGCATATATTTACCACTCATGAAACTTTTCTTTGTTTCGCTTGCTTGTTTAAGATTGTTAATAACGTCTTTTAGTACAACGCGATATCCTGTACCCATATAAGGTTTCTCTGGGTCAGGGTTAATCATAAAATGAAGTATTTCATCGTGATCATACGATTTGTTCTGATATACAACTTGATATGAGTTGTCTGCACTAACAAACCTAATTTTTGATGGATTTAATGGTATCAAGTCATCAATTAATCCATTTTTAGTTTTAGGATAAACAACACTATTCCCTTTACCTTCAATCAACATCGTATAGACAATGTTGTACATCCATGCTTTTCTCGTTGTTAGTGAGTAAGGATTAATATCAATCTTTTTTGATAACTCGTTTTTTACTCTGATGTCGCCATCTTCCGAGTTTTCCATCAGATGAATCGTCATGCTTGAAATCAATTCAGCTATCTTTGATGCAGCCATCTTAACTTCTGGACTTTGCGACAATCTTGAATAGCCAGGAATCGCTAAACTTTCGTATGCCGTTTGAGTTTCTAGCCACCCTCTAGAATTTGATGGACTTCTTTGTCTTCCTAATAAAAAACCCAACTTTAAACACCCCCTTTATGAATCAATAGAGACACCCCCACTATTAAAATTCCTGTTACGATGAAACCGATAATAGTTGACCATATAAAAAAACCTACTGAGATAAAGGAAATCCCAATAAGCATCAACAAGTCGCTTGTGTTATCTTTTATAAATAAAAATACGGATTTTGGTGTTAAATACATCATTTTTAAGATTTTGTTTGTTAGCTCTTTTAAAATATTAATCACCACCTAACCATTTGCTTGCTGTCGTTCCTTTTTCTAAATCCTCTAGCATTTGAACTGCACCAAAAACTGATGCATCAAACAAGTCAATTCTTTGCGTACCACCATCACCATCTACTTTTTCATATTGGATCATGTCATCTGTTTTTTCGATAGCTCTCACGTTCTGAACGCAGTATTCAAACGCTTGGTTTCCTAAGTAATAAAACTCGCCATTCTTAACTTTAACTTCGATTCTTCTGAATCCTTGCGATTTTTTGTGGAAGTATTGCGGTTGATCAACGATACGGAATCCACTTCTCTTCATGCCTAAGAAGAATTCCTTACCGAATTTTTTATCGAAGCCAATCAACTTAATCTTAAAACCTTTTCTTTTCATTGTTTTAAACCAGTTAATAATGTCATCATACGAAACCGTTGGTGTATTACTCATCGTTAACACACCGTCGTCTTTCCATCCGAATAACGGAATGTTGTCTTCTTCGGCTTTTTTGTGTGCTGCGACAATCGGGAAGAATGCGTGTGAAACAACAATGTCGATATCTTTACCTTTATATTTATATCGACCGTATAAAGCCGCTGCTGTTAAGTCGTGCAATTTAGATAAATCAGCACCGCCATACCATTGAATTGGTAATTTAGCTAACTCTTCTAGTGTCCAACTATATTTATTATCACTCGCTCTAAACTCTTCGATGTTAAAGTAAGCGCGCATAGCACTTGTGTATATATTTAAGGATTTAGCAAAGAAGTCCTTTCTTCCTTGTGGATCATTTTGCGCTTGCTCGGCATCGTTCATAATATCTTCTCGACGAATAGTTACGCCATAGTTTGGATTAGCTTTTTCGTGTTGCTCTGCACTCGTGTAATCAACTTCGCCATTTTCATCTTCGTCAGCTTTAGCTATAAAAACAAAGTACTCTTCTGCTGTTACCGTTTTGTCTAATATCTTTTGACAATACTTCAATCTGTTGTAGCAAAAGCTATTCATATTGTCGCCAGCTGTCGTGATGCCAATCATTAACTTGTTTGTATATGCTTTCATCGCTTCTTTTATAATATTGTATTGTTTAGGTGTTCTATAAGCATGCAACTCATCTGCTATACCTACGTTACAGTTCAGCGAGTCTTGTGCATCTGGGTTTGCAGCTAATGCTTTGATGTATAAGCTACCGTCCCCCAAATCACCACTAATGGAGTGCTCTTGGTTATTATCTCGAATACGGAAGTTGTCACTCTCGCCCATTTCATCCAGGTTATACTTAATAAAATTAAACGACTGCATAGACTGTTCAAGCGCGGCACCTACAATATATATTGTCGAACCGGATTTTCTCTGTAATAAAGCTAACCCCCATGACAACGCGGCGATAAATCTCGTCTTACCATTCTTTCTTGGAAGGAATATAAACGCTTCTTTATAACGACGTTTAATCGTACCTTTCTCAAAAAAACCCAAAAGATTATACACAATAAATTTTTGCCACGGTTCCAAAATAAAAGGCTCACCCATAAGTGGTGAACCATCTAATTTTTCTCCCTTATCATGAACAATCGTTTTTTCAATAATGCCAATAACAAAATCGGCATCTTTTGTTTTAAAATCATATTTTTTATAATCAAGATCATCTAAATAACGTTGACACGCTTGCACTATTTCTTTTCCGGCTATCTTTTTATTATCGACAACTGATCGTGCATACTCTAACACCTCAGCTTCGTGCATGTTTTTATCCAAAGCCTTTCAGCACTTCCGCTAATTTCGATTTAGGCTTGCTGTCAGAAATAGTACTTTGAATAGATTTCGGATTTAGAGTTAATCTGTCAGAGTATGTGATGATATCTTTTCTTAAATTCTCAATAACCAAAACCAAAGCCGGCTTTTTACCTGTTTCTATCATGTATGCATCATGCGCTTCTTTCTCGTTTTGATATTGGTCTAAGGAATTGCGATATTGAACAAGAAGATCAGTGTAGATATCGATAATTTGTTCAAATTCAATTTTATACGTGTTCAGCGACTTCATGTCGCTAATAACACGCTTTTTGTAAATTGTCTTTAAGTCTTGTTTGTTTGTTAAAAACTCTACCTTTTTTTGCGGTTCCTTGCTTTCTTTTTTAAATAAACTAGATGCTCTTTCTTTTAGCTCAGAGCTTGGGTTCTTCTTGCTACGCTCGACTTCAGACAAATAATTACGAGAAATATCTAGCATTTCAGCGAGTTGTTTTTGAGTAAGGTTTTTCTTTTTACGATATGCTTTTAACTGTTCTCCAAAATTCAATACGCTCATCCCCTAGCGACATTTTCAAATTTTTTAAACTTAGTGGAGAGGGAAAGAGTTCCCCCCGCCGGTCCCTTAAATACTGTTATTCCTATTAATAAGAGGGGGGACTATCGTTTCAATAATGACTAACTTCGTTTTTACAATCTTCGTTCTTACACGTTATTGTCATGTGTGCGCCACTCGCTAACCATAGTTCAATCTCTTCGCTTGTGTCTGGAATGTCATCTACTGATACCGCCGTTATCTTTCTACCGCAGTTATCACAAATGATTGTAAAACTATTTTTATCAACCATGTCGATCGCCACCTTTTAATTTTCTTTCTTCATAGAATCTATCAAACTCTTTCTTGCGTTTGCTTTGCCAATATAAACCGCGACCAATGACTTCATTCGTGTTCCTATCATGGAATGTATTGTGTGTAGCATTGGTTAACGGTAGCAAGTTCCAATCTTCATAAGCTAACTCAGGGTAATCTTCTAAAGGATAGATGTGATGTATCATCTCTGCTTGTCTATTGTTACCGTACTGTCTACTCTCAGCACATAGATAGTCACGTTGTTTAAGTATGTTCTCTCGTTTACGTCTCCACCTTTTAGTCTTATAAAACGGATTAGTCTGTTTCGTTGCCAAACTATCACCTCTCTTTATCCACTCATGACAGCGCAGGAACTTAATCCTTTTATGCTGTGCGCTGTAATCAATAGATAATAAAAAAGACACCTCACTATGAGATGTCTCAGATAATACTATTTAGTTAATAAATATCGTGTGCTTTACTTTCCATTTCTCTAGATCAATGCGTACCCAGAAACTATAAATGCCTAATGTTATAAAAGTTAATAATAGCCACTTGATCCATCGGCCGAATAGACTAACAGCTGAGCCTGTAAACTTCAGTCTTCTACCCTCAATCACCGTGTGATTAATTTTCCATCCATACACTCTGCATAGCGCCCACGGATACATAATACCAAACGTTACAATTGTGATAACCCATCCTAATAACGTCCATCCTACCAACTGCAATAACCCTCCATCAAAATACGACCTTGTTTCTCCTGTCATACAATCACTCCTTAGTATAATTTGACATGGTTTTATATTACCATAATAGAAAAGAAATAGAAGGGTTAAATTTAAGGACACCCGCACCGATTGCACGAATGTCCTAACTAAGGAGATGTATTCCACATTAACATAATATCACATTTTAGAAGGCCAAAAGTGACATGATAGTGACATGTTATCTCCAACCGAGCACTTCAACTGTCGCTTGAACCATTTCATCACGCCATCTCAACGCTTGTCTCTTGCTTACTGAACATTGATGCGCAACGTACTCCCAATCCTTATTATTGTCCTTGCACCAGTATCGTTCATGCACTAACCGCTTCCGGTCTTTAGGTAATGCGTTATATACTGTTTCAATCGCGCTTGTAATCTCGCGTAAGTAATTAAGCTGCTTATGTTTAGTCAGTCTAATAACTTTATCTGCCGTCGGGTCTGTTGTGTCTCTTACGCTGTTCTTACCGGACACAACTGTTGGATCGTTGTTACTATCATCGTACGGATAAAGTATTGCATCTTCTAGCATCTTAATTTCTTGTAACGTACGATAATAATTAAACCATTCCGATTCTACTTTTTTAAATGTTGACTTGGTTGTCTTTAATTCCTGCACATTATCTACCGCCTATCTGCTTGATCCGTCTTCTAAGTCAATTCTAACTTTGTACTTCAATGCATTAATTTCTTCTCGTGTTGTGATAAAAGCTGTGTTCCATCGCTTGTAATTGTTGTATGCGTCCGCTTCTTTCTGTCTTATATCGATAATAGCAAGCTCTGCATGTACTGCTTTGCTTTGTTTAGATTTTAAGTACTCTGTGTTGTAAATACGCTTACGCTCAACGTATATGTTTCTGTGCATCTCTGAGAATATCGCAGCTAATCGACCGATGAATATAAGCTGTTTTGATAACAAGTATATCTTGTCTACTTTATCCTCTTCAGATAGCTGCATGATCTGTTTATGATAGTTCTTCACTTCTTCTAGATTCTCATCTATCCGCTTCTGATTAGTCATATAATCACTCACTGACTGTTTTAATAACCATTATATTGTCTCTCGTGATTGGTTTTATTTTTGTCGTAGTAGGCTTGTTCTATCTGTTCGTCTGTAAAACCTAGCAATCTTCCTAAATTTAAAAAACCATTAAACAACATTTCATACGAACCTAACACACCCATAGACATGCAATTTTTAACCGATTCCACATGATTAAATAGTTGGTTAAATTGGTGCAAGATCGTATAATCCAATCCAGTCGGTTTAAGTGCTGTATAGACAGAAAAATGATATTCATTTCCGATAGATAACAAAAAATGCAGACAATCGACGTATTCTTCTAACAATGGATTTTCATAAAGATTAATAAAATCACCATTTTCAACCCCTGTATAGCAAACCCAGCTACCTTTCGTTCTCGGTTTTTGGTCTTCACTCCAAAACTTAAATCCTCGCCACTCATTTGCAAGTTCTCCTAATTCTGTCCTCAACGCTAAATACTTTTCTGCAAGAAGATCTTTACCTTGTAATCCTTTTTCTTCGACTATGCGTTCATCTAGTTTTCGCTGCGTTTCAAACAACTGTTTTAAATCCATGTTCACGTTCTCCTTTTAATTAAAATTGTAATATAAAGAAATACTTAATACGATCGCTATCACATCATCGACTAATCTCGGTTGTGTTTGACCATATATGATTTTCTCTAATAGCATCCATGCAATTGTTACGATTATATAAAGTATTAATATTTTAAATATCATCAAAATCAAATTCCTCTCGATTGCACTTTAATTAGTTCTTTTTGCAACTGTTCATTTTCTTGTTCTAATCGTTCGTTTGTTTCTTCTAAAGCTTTTATATATGCTTCTACGTTGTGTAATATCTCAGCTAGTTCCTTATCGTGACGTTTCATAAATAATAACCTAATTTATCGTAGTCTATAGTTTCATCGTAATCAGTGATTGTCATCGCTTGGACGTTTCCTTTTAACAGCCTGTTTAGTACACTTTGTGCCTCATCGACTAATAATGGATATCTTTTATATTTATCATAAGAACTAATATATTCATCGACTGATATCGGCTTAGGAATAACTAAACCCATACGCTTAGCAATAAAACTAACCTCTTTAGCTTGATCTGAACTATTGACTATTATGATAGCGTTGGATTCGTGAGCCATCTTAATAAGTTTCGTTGTCTTTCCGCTTTTTCTTGGTTGGCAAAATACTTTAATCATTCCGTCACTTCCTCACATTTTTTTAGCTAGTTCTAATAGATTTTTAGATTTGAACATGTTGTCTATTTCTTTTACTTTCCGTTGCATTCTCGTTAAATAACCTTCACTATAAATAGTTTGCTCTAAATATTCTTTCGTCTGAAACTTATCGAATTCGCTTTTAAATATACTTTCGGCAACCCTGCTTTCTAATTCTGTCGGCTTTATTTTTTCCCCGGTTGATTCCATCCGTTTAGATTTAGCAGCTAATTGCTTGATCACTTTCTTTTTTAGTCTCTTTTTCATTCCATCTCTTCCTCCCCAGTCTTATATTCAATGTCGATAGGTATAATTTTTTCCGGTTTGAAAATCATCTTGTAATCATATTCAGACACGTCTGACGTTCTTAATTGCTCGACTGTGTACGTCACATTGTCGCTCAGTCCTAGATAATGCTTTTGATATTTGTCCGGTCCGACCTTTGCGATGACTTCGATAACGTTGTCTCGGTCGAGGTCTACACTGATGTTCCCGACCATCTCCATGATATAAGTGTCAGTGAGTGAGTTATAAAAAACCACGCGTCTGATCACTCTGAACTCGTCTGAATCCTTGCTGATATTGTGTGACACTGTATCCGCCGCTGAACAAGCGCTTAATAATATTGTTAGTAACACCATAGTTAGTAAAATCAATTTTCGTTGTTTCATTTCTTCATCTCCTCTGAAGCTGTTTATTTATTCTTTAAAGTCGATGTGTATTTCACATCGTATTCGACTTCAACGACAAAGCATGTATTACAGACATCACATTCCATTTCATGTTTTACAACCTGGTGTATATCATCGTCAGAATATTCCGAAGCGCAAACAGGACATATGATTTTATCTTGATGGAAACAATCCCATTCATCATGACCGTTTTCTTTTGCAAGTTGTAACGCTTCTTGCTTACGTTCTTCATGTTCTATTGAATTGCAAGACTTACATTGAAACCCATCTGGTGTACCCCATGGTATTTCAGTAAGATCTTTTCTATGGGTGCCACACGTAACACATCGGTCATGCTCTTCGCAGACAATATAAGAATATTTTTCATTATTGTTTAAGCATTTGTTGCAACCACAAACCCAATACCATCCATATTCAAACCTTTCAGCATACAAACCTCGCATTGGTGGATCTAATCTTACTTCTGGCAATTCACTATTATAGGAGTGTTCATTCCAAATATTTGTGTGTCCCGAACGTAATCTTTCATTCCATTCTTTTGGTATTTGTGGAATGAGTATTTTGGTGTCTTTTAACTTCATTTCTTCATCTCCTTTGTTGTATACTGAATTTTCCTTTCGGAAGAAACAAACGTTCGTCATCGCTTGTTCTGTATTCAACATCACATAGCTCATTATCATAAATAAACGTATTATTTTTAATCGACCTTACATATCCGGATTTTATCTCAAATCCGATAAGTACAGAACAGTTACTTTTTCTTAAATACCAGACTGCTAATTTTTTTAACATCTCACCATTTCTCCCTTAACATGTATTACGTAGTTTTACTCGAACTACGCAGTAACTTTTGGTCCAAATCATAAATAAACGATTGAATTTTAGCTTTGTTAAATTGGTAAAGTGTATCAACTGACCAATAAGGTGCTCTAATAGAAATCCCATCATCTAAAAGGGATAAATAGCCGTTATCATCATATCGGTGGTCATAGTATTCGTCATAATCAGAACCCATGCTATGGGCTTCTTTAGGCGCTATATTAGTCCAAGATTCATTTGCAATTTTTTTAATATAATCAGTAAACACTTTAAATTCTTTTGATGAAAACCTATATACAAAACGTTCCTCTTTTTCTTTTTTTCCTTCTGCATTCTCGAAGATAATAGCCGACTTACGATGTTTAATAACAAGCCCATTTTCGAATTCTTTAACTTTCAAAGTGTTGCCTCCTTAATGAACAGTTTCTCTCAACTACGTCAGAACCATATATCGAATGGATGATCGTGGTTGATTTCTGACGCTCTAAAATGAGTAAGTATACTAACAAGCTTTTCGTATGATTTATCTTGCACATCGTGATAGTCAAATTTGTTAGCAAGTTCTTGTATAACGTGTATCCGCTTCTTAGCATCAATTATTTCGGAGTATCTCATTTACACACCTCATTGTTTGCTGTATTCGTTGATTAACTCTTCTACCCGCTTCAATTCGTGATAGATTATGACAAGTTCTGCATCCGTCATCTGTTTAGCTTGGTAAATACCTAATCTATTGAGTAAGTCAATAAACTGTTTTCTTGACACGTTTATCACCAAGAATCATTTGATATTTGCTTTTAATCTTCGTGACGTTACTACTGCTTGAAACCCCTGGTACCAACTCAGCAATTTCTTTATTCGTTTTACCTTCGCGAACAAGATCAAGTACTTGCTTTTCTTTGCGTAGTACCTTTTCTTCTTTCAGCTTTTGTTCTTCGTTAAAGTATTTTTTCGCACATTCATCTGTTTTAACTAAATAACGTATCTTTCCTTTTATTGCCGATTCCGTACGATTCAATTCGATAGCGATGTCTTTTGCAGTCCATTGCTCAATAAATCTTAATTCAATAATCTTGTTAAGCTCTTCGTCTGTGTAACCATTAGATTTTGCGTATTTGACTCCATTCAAGTCAAAGAGGTACTCTCGTTCGTCTTTGGTTAATTCTTTAGACGGCTTTCTTTGCAACTTCTTGCGTTTGGCCACACGCTTCGGATAAATCTTATCTAGCATTGCTTGTAGCTCGTGTGTCGGTGCATCATCAGCAATCAATTTATCTAACTCAATTAATAATCTTGTTCTTTCGTCCAAAACTACTCCCTCCTAAAATGGTAGATCATCGTCTGAAATATCAATCGGCTCGTTTTGCGTTTGCGGTGCTGTTCTCGGATAATCAACCGCTTCTTGTTTACTATTTTTCTTAGATTCTAAAAACTGTACGGATCCAGCTAATACTTCAGTGACAAATACTCGTTTGCCATCTTGGCCATCGTAACTACGTGTCTGTAAATTGCCATCTACACCAATCATTTGGCCCTTACTCATGTAATTCGCTAAGTTCTCGGCAGGTTTGTTCCAAATCACACAGTTAATAAAATCCGCTTCACGTTCGCCATTTTGATTAGTGAATGGCTTATTGACTGCGATAGTAAAGTTAGCTACCGCTTTACCGCTTTGTGTGTACCTTAAATCCGGATCTTTAACCAATCTACCGACTAGTACTACTCTGTTTAACATCTTGTCATCTCCTAAATAAAAATAATGTAAGTGTAACGTCTTGGCTTAGAATCGAACGTTTGTACGACCTGTAATATCTCGCCGCTTCTTGCTCTGATTGCTCTCTCCAAAACGTAGATTTTCATAAATAGTTACCGTCCTGATCTAAGCGACGCTCTCGCCAATTCTCAAACCATTTACGACCTAGATGTGCGGGTTCATGATATGGGCCTATCTTCAAACCATGTGCCCAATCATGACAGGACCTACATACTGTGACTCCATTCCGCTTCTCACCAGTTCCACCTTGTGACTTAAAAGTAATGTGATGCGGTACGCTCTCGATGATGCCTTTTCCACACTTCACGCATTTATAGCCGTCACGTTCGAATATGGCTTGTTTAACTGATGGCGAGAAGTTACGATTCGTCTTCTTACGTTTACTTCCTAGTTGCGATTGTTTGCTGTAAGGACTGAACGTCATGATTAAGGTCCTCCTTTGTCAACCCAACTTCCTGGCATAGAAGCGGGAATTTATCAAAAACATTTCTGCAATCACCGTTTTTTCTAGCTTTAAAGTATATAACTCCTTGCATGATATAATCCTCCTAGAATCGATTCTTTCTAAAGCTCTCACCCTCTAATCGGTGGCGTTCTGCGTTGTCTAGCAATCTATCAATGACGCGTGGGCCGTTATTGCCAAACTTCTCAACAAGACTGGATTCGTTATAGTTTGTTGTGACGACTAACGCTTTACCCAAGCGCATATCAGCGACTTTATATAAAATGTCTGTCGCCCATGTCTCTGATCCATCATCATTTTTCTTGATATACTCTGAACCAACATCATCAAGCACCAGTAAATCTACTTGGTCTATTAAATTTAAGATGCGATCTTCTGATAGAGTCGATTCACGATGATACGTCGCTTTAATCTTTTGCAATAAGTCTGTGCTTTTGATGAATAACGTCGTGTAGTGATTACCGTCATCATCGCGCATCTTACGCACGCCTTTCGCAATGGCATAAGCTAAGTGTGTTTTGCCAAGTCCGGGATTGCCACTCAAAACAAGTGAGTGTTCTTTATCAAAGTTCATGATGTAGTTTTTCGCTATTTCTTTCGCTTTGACTTGCGTTTTATCTTTCGGTTGATAGTTATTCACTGTCGCATCGACTAAGTCGCTTGTGACACGTTCTAACTCGCTGATAACACCTGTCACTTTAGATCGTCGGTATTCATCTTTTGTTGGTAAGTCCAAACTCTGTATAAACTCTTTGTCGTAACACGGCTTACATGCGCCTACTGTCCCTTTTGGTGTGTGATACAAAGTATAGGTTTCTCCGCATTTTTCACACGTTTCTTTTCCCGCTTCCTCAATACCGAACTTCTCTTTTATCATTTCGTCAAATCGTCGCACGTTTCGCCCTCCTAAAACGCGTCTACATCCGGGTTATAATCGAACGTAGGGCTTTGTGTTTTTTGTTTGTAGCTATCTTTAGCAAAGTTGTTAATCGGGTCAGCTTCATCAACGAATTTACGTATGTCTTTGTCTCGCATTAAATCTGCAAATGTGTATTTGTGAGTAAACCAATGTTTTTCACTTTTAAATACCATTGCGTAATTGTTGATAGCTTGTTTCAATTCGTCAAAGCTGTAATCTTTCAATCTTGCTTTCGTTGCACTTCTCATTGTGTTCGTTAATTTTTTATGTTGAATAATGCCCTGAGAGAGAAAGTGATCGAACAGATCACGGACAATATCTTTTTCTTTCTCTAACTCTATATCTAACTCTTTCTCTATCTCTGTGTTACCTTCTGTTACACCATCGTTACAATGTAACGTTTTTTGACCGTTTTTTTTGTTTCTTAAACGTCTAACGCGTTCTGCTGACTCGCTTTCAGACCCTATCACATCTGGAACTTTATTAAGTAAATAATCATCTTCAGTTATGTTCTCAATCAAGTTATTCGTGTGCAAAAAAGCAAGCGTAAGTTTTACATTGTCGATATCTTCATCAAGTTCTAAAGACAACTGCTCATCCAATCCATCTTCAGTCCCTTCAAAGGAAATTATTCCGTCATTCTTTATACTTAGTAATTGCATTTTTAAATATATAATCGTGAAAGTATCGCCACCAGCTATCTTTCTTAGTTTTTTTATTTCACGTTGATTAAAAAAATCGTTCTTTAACTTTAACCAGTAAAACCTTTTTGTTTTAGCCATTTAGAACACTCCAATCCCGTTATTTCAACGTCTCTGACATGTAATGATGTAACAATACTTCTAGGTGCTTAGTAACGTCTGATCCACTACAATTACATTGTGTAAATTGGATGGTTTGCTGCGAACTAAGAGTTTCGTACATCTCTTTGCTGCTTTTCAATTCTTCCTGCAACTCAGAGTTTTCTTCAGCCATTGCGTTTATTAATCCCAACGCTTCTTCATGCTCGCTTTTAATCTTTTCGTAATCTTTCTTCAGTTGGTCGTAACCATCTTTTTTATCACTAGCTTCAGGTTGATTACTTCGCTCTTTTTTGTCGGCCTTACGCAAAAACTTTTTATGTTTGTCGTATAGTGTGGTCATTTTTATTCCAAAATGTTCAGCTATTTCTCTGTATGTTTTACCTTGATCTCTTAGCGACGTAGTTTTTTCTAAGTCTTTGTCACTCAAGTTTATTCCTGCCATCGGTTTATCGCCCCTTTGCTTCGTCATACATAACTGATTACCTAAATCGTTTAATTGTTTAAATACAGGACAACCTCTGCACTGTTTTGTCGAGGATAATTGAGAGTACTCGCAATTATTGCAAAAGTTATCATTGAGATGATCTATCTCAGATAATATTTTCAAACGACGTTGTTTTGACACTCTATCACCTCGACCTATTTTCATGTATAATCGTGTTAAGTGATGTTGCACCATCACTATTATTGGGTTAGGGGCTTTCAAATGAAGGCCCCTGTTTTAATTACGAGATAATATCTACATGCACATCGATATCTTTTAATTGATACTGCAGGTGATATTTAATCGAATCCATAGCATTTAGTTGCCAAGCACCACCATCCGCTTCAAATAGAGCGCATTCTCCACCATCACGCATACGTAAAACAAAATTAGATTCAGGTTGCGCCACTTCTGTAAATGTTCTGTATGGCGCTAATAGGACCGGATTAGGCACCTTTACGTCAGCAACAGTTGCAATCCCCACTTTGGCAGATACAGACTGACTGACACCATCATCACCGATGGATTTAACGTTTTCTTCACGTAGATTACCAACAACCTTTAAAACGATATCTCGGTCCTCGTTCTTCACGAAAACGGACTGCAGCTTAATATTGAATGATTCCGCATCGTAAAAACGATCAAAATTAAACGCAGGAACGAACGCTTTGGCTTCTAAGTAATGTTGACGGTTCATATCTTCGTTATGTTCGGTCATGACACGAACAGTCTGCGGATCTACGATGTGAATCAATACTTTTTTTAGCGAATCAAAATTCGTTTTAATGTAATCCACTAAACCGGATAAGCTTTGTACGGTGATAGTTTGAACCGTCGGCTTGCTGAGTACTTGCATAGAACCTGTTGCGTACTTTTGGTTATTAACGTCTAATACCTTCTTGTTACTTAAATCTGCGATATACTGCATTGCTTCTTTAATCATTATTTATTTCCTCCCTGTGCTTTAAAGTCGATAACGCCGCCGCGGTCGTCCTTGATACGACCATCCTCTGAATCAAAATACGTCTGGTCTTTCATGCCACTCTTTAATTCCGCTGCTGTTGCATAACCCGCTTCATCTCTATCCATAACTAACGTAGAACCTAGTGATAATCTTGGTGCCGGTGTTGTTTTAACATCAATATCTACTTCAGCGATTTCACGCTTTTCATTAGACGTTAACGTTAAGACGATTTGTAACTTACGTTTCTTCTTCGGGTCCGTGTTAGGATCCGCAATATTTTGGAGCAGGTTTTTCAATTCATAGTTAAAGCGTTCTGCTAATGCTCCGTCAGCAAAGTCATTTAAATCAACAATCATTTCATCCATTGCATTTACACCCTTTCGTGTTATAATTTAGTTGGTTAAGGGCCTTACAATAGTAAGGTTCTTTTTATTGCATAACTGACTTGTCTAACGTTCTCAATCTGCCTGTCTCCCGATGGCTCACGACTAACTCATCGTTTAAATTCTTAACAACTAACCAGTTTCCGCTATCAATCTTGTATTTGCTCATTAGTAGTTTCTGTTGTCTGTTCGGCTTCTTACCATGCTTCATTAGATCTCACCCCCTTTCCGCTTCATCAGTAGACTAAGCTGTTGTTTCTTGCTTAACCGCATCCAAAAAGATACTTTAATATTCATGTTTGTCCTCCTTCAGTAATTTTCTTATATCCCTGTAATTCGTTAATTGATTGACTAGTAACTTGTTAAGCGCTTCATAGTTACCTTCGATGTATTGCTTTTCAATCAATAAGTTCGTACATTCTATATGTGCGCCTATCTGATCTATCAGTACTTTATTAATATTGCGTGTGCTACCAATCTTTAAAGCTAGCGCAATTGTGATTGAAGCGGTTACCAATGAAGCGGTAAAAGTCGTAAAGGCAATATAGGTTAAGAAGTTCATTGATTCGGCCACCGCTCTTTAGATACTCGCTGATACAAATCCCATACTTCCGGGAAACCAACTTTAAATGCTTCTCGTTTTGCTCTATCAGCTACCGGAATATCAAATGCACGTTCAATGTCTGTCATAAGCGCTTGAATTCGATAATCTCTAATCCGTAAGTTGTTACACGCTTTTACTTCTTCAAACCGTTCTTTAAACTTCCTTAAAAATTCATCAATATTAGTGAGTACGTTGTACATCAATTTCCCCTCCGATTTCCTTGAAGTTTCTGGCGAATTTAACCCGACCAAATCCTAAAATTTGTTTGTCGTGCCAAACACTAATGGCATTGTCATACACTTTCACTTTACTTCCCCAACCCGGGCTATCCATTACAGCGAACCTGGCTTCATTATCTTCAAATCCAATAAAGGCTAATTCTCCAAAAGTGATAAAGTATCTAGACATCATTTCACCCTCGTATAGTGACCTGCATAAGCGGGGTATCCATCTTCGTCAGTAACAGTTAGTAATGTTTCGTAACTGTGCTTTTCAAATCTGTTTTCGTTAAATACTTCAATCTTGCTATCTCTGTGAATAGCGACAATCTCATCATCAGACTTACGTTGTAACTTCAACACTCCGCTTCCGTCTACGACTAAATGACCGTTTTCCCATTTATCCATGCGATCGATTAAGTCCTGGTATCTGTTCATCTTCTTCACCCTCCCAAAATAAGTCGTTCAATGTGCAGTTAAATATTCTCGCGAGTTGAACCATTTCTTTTTGTGTAAAACAGTTAATGCCTTTTTCTTTTTTGTAGTACGTTTGTTTGCTTATGTGCAGTTTCTTTGCTACGTCAGATTGTTTTAATCTGTTTTCTCTACGAGCGACGAATAATTTAGCATTCATGTTTATCACCTCTCAATTCATCTAGTGAAACTTCCAAAGCATCCGCAATTTTGCATATTTTATTAAATGTCGGATTAGCTTCACTGTTATTTACAATGTTGTTTAGTGTGGAATCATAAAGACCTGTTAGTTTAGATAATTGATAGATTGATATGTTCTTTTCTTCAAGTAGTTCTTTAACCCTTAACATGCGTACACTCTCCCTTTGATAACTCAATATATTGTGTTAGAATATTGTTAAATACTGTATAAGGGGGTGAGATGAATGAATGAAATTATTAAACTCCAAGCTTTTGATGTGCTCTTAAAAAGATTTTTTTCTGAAAATAGCATAGCCAAAGACAAAAAATTTAAAGTAGTCTTACAAATTGACAATCGTTTATGGACTGGTGATCTCATAAACTGGAACTCAAATTCAATTGTTGAAGAATATGTTGATGGAATAGGAGTAATAGATAGAAAGATTCACTATAAAGGAATTTCTCCATTTTTAAGTGAAATTCACAACACTTCACACGAATACATCAAACAGCACGGAGATTTTTTACGGAAGCTTGACGATCCTAGATTAATCTACAATACGTTAAGAGAAATCGTTGATATGATTGACTTCTCTGATATAGATAGTGAGATTGATGATGTATTGTATAACCCTATATCCTTGACTGATAACATTGAATTGCCTTTTCTAAGCTTACGAAACTCTGAAATAACACTAATAGCTATCAAAGGTACCAATCACTAAATTTCTGCAAAGCTTCTAGAATGCGTACCTCCTTATGAGTTTCATTTAGTGAGGGATTCTCAAGTATACTTTTTAATTTAGTTTTTAAATTTGGGTACGGATCCCTCTCATTTTTTCTTCTAGCCAGTTCATATACTGCATGAGAAGTCCACTCTTCAAATTCTTCACTTCCCATCTCTTGTAGTTCGTTTACTGTGGGTAAAAATTTGGCTTGTTGAATTTTCTCCATTTAGATCATTTCCTTTCGATTAATTTAATAATTGTTTTCGATATATCCATCGTTTGAAGTGATATACTCTAACATTTTGATGATTTGTTTAACGTCTTTCTTTTCGATTTGAACAGTTGCTACGTTTTTGATTTCGTGGGCTGTGTGACTACCTGTATCTGTCGCCACCGTTTTACCTTCGTCGTACTCAATCAATGTCAAGTTATAAATGTCGTTGTTCTCGTCATACTCAACAGATACGTTTGCGTTGTTTTCGATTACTGTTAATTCTGCATTTTTAAACATTTAATTTGCCTCCTTGATAGTTACACCGTTTTTAATTGCAAACTCCTTAACCACAGCTACATAAATCTCGGTTATGCGTTTGTCGTCTGCGATTACATCTACTTTGCTAAGCTTGTCTCGTTTTGATTTACTAACTCCTTCATCAGCTAAACGTCTACGTTTATTGGTAAGTCTCACACTTAATTGATAACCACCTCTACGTTCAACCTCCTTGTAAATCTCGTTATTAACTTCTTTATATGCTTCAAATCCGCCGCGAGATTGAGCTATCTTACTGATTAATTGACGCGCATCTTTTCGCCAGTCTGTAGTGTTGAGTGCAACCACATCACGAATACCATCAACTTTTGTTTCTAACTGTTTCGTAGCCAATTCTTGCTTAGCCAAAGATTGAAATAAACCATTGAACATTTGAAGTTCAGGACTTAAATTTGATGTGTTTATCTCATTTTGTTTAATGTGGTTCTCCATCTTGTTAAAACGTTCGATGTAAGCAACAGCGAATTGTGTTCCTTTTTCTCCAGTCATTCGCGTTGAGTAAAGTTCGCAACCTTTTTTGGTGAGGTTGTAACATGGTAAATGTTTGTTTTGAGAATTTTGATATGTTGATTCAATAAAATAGGACAGCGCAATTTTGCTCTCACCTATTTGACTAAGTATATTGCGGATATCTCTCAAGACTTCTTTGTGCTCTCGATCTACCATTTCGGCTACTTCTAAACTTGTTAACGTTTTTTCTAATTGATTCATTTAATTTCCCTCCCGGTATTTATCAATAAGTTGGAATAATTCATCGTGTAGTGATTTAATCTTCGTACCATCAACGTCATCCAAATCTTTGATTGATCGCTTTTGAAAAGCTAATCTAAAAATTGCATACATAGATTGTTGGTTATTGTGCCAATGACCGCAATTGTCGTTATAATCGCTGCGGAATCGACTCTCCATATCCTGCCTTACAGTTATCCAAGACGGGTTGTACACTGTTCTTGGTTGAATCTCTTGAACAACTTCATCCTTAATGGATTGAATGAATTTCTTGTATTGTTCTTCATCGGAAAAATTGATACTGAAATTACTCATTTATTTCACCTCTTCTGATTCATTTTCAGGCTCGAACAAATAACCTAATTCTAATTCTGGGAAATACCGCTTTTTAATTTTTATCGCTTCCGATAACTGAAGGGGATATCTTCCGTTCAATTTGTCGGAAACTGTAGCAGTTCGACCGTTAAACAAATCTTTAGCTATGTCAGTTCGCTTGATATTTCTTCTAGCTAGTTCTGCGTTTAAATTTGGGTACATATAGTCAACTCCTCTCCATCTACGATGTGTCGTAACTTACATTTTTAACTTTAAACTACATGTCGTAACTTGTCAATGGTTTTTATTAAAAAAATTACATTTTGTCGTATTTTAATGCTTTACATCATAACCATATAATGATAAGATTAATTTAGTTACGAAATATCGTAACTATAATTCAAAAAAAGAAAAAGGGGGTGAAAACATGAGCAAAGGAAAAAGATTAGAGAATATGATTTTAAGAAGTAGATACAAAAACATAAGCCAGTTTTCTAAAGCTGCCGGAGTTCCATATACCACAATCAAATCTTTTATTGACAGAGATTTAGAGAGAGCTTCTATAGATAGCGTTTTAAAAGTAGCCAATACATTAGGAGTTAAAATAGAAGATTTGGTAGAAGAAAACGATCGAGCGCCTGAAAAAGAATCAACTTTCACATCAAGTAAATATGTTTACTTACCAACATCAATAAGCGCCGGACTACCTTTGACAGTTGACGGCATAGATCATGCCGAAAAGATAAGTGTTCCGGATTCAATCATGGGCAAATGGGCAGGAGATAAAGATATTTACATGATGCGCATCAATGGCGAATCGATGAATCGTATCATTCCGCACGGTTCTATCATCGCTATTAAACCGACGGATTGTAACTTACTGAAAGATGGTGACATTGTTGTTTACTCAGACAATCACGATTATTCAGTCAAACGGTACTTTAGAGATGACAATAGAATCATCTTTAGACCAGATTCACACGACAAACGTTTTTACGACTACGTGACAAGTGATAATAATGAAAATCTAGTCATACACGGTAAAGTTGTCGTTTATATTGTAGAGTTAGATTAAGTTCTTAGCGCTAAAAACTTAATAGCCCTGACTGATCATCAGGGCTTAAATTTATGAAAGGAGAAATCATCATGACTGTTTATAAAGATAAGAAACGTAACACGTACTATTATAGTGTGACAGTTGAGTTAAAAAGCGGAGAAAAGAAACGGTATATGAAGCGCGGCTTTAAAACACAACGTGAAGCAAAGAAGGCCGAAGTTGATTTTTTATATGAATTTGAAACGGCTGACGAAGAAAACGTCACATTTAGTGAAGTCGCTGATATGTACACAGACTGGTATAAGAAACGACGTAAAGAATCATCGTATAATAAAACAGAAAGCGTCGTGCGTCTTTATCTCAAGACACACTTTAAAAACAAGCTAATTAAAAATATCACACGACGTGATGTTGCGGTATTGCATGACAAGCTACTTGATAAGTTAAGTGTTGCTAGTGCTAAAAAAGCGCACACAATATTGTCAGCGATTTTTAATTACGCTATTAAAATGGAGTATTTAAAGAATAATGTCGCTAAAGAAGTCGGTAACATTGATTTAAGAGAACCGAAACGGATGAATTATTGGCAGTTAGAAGAATTTAAGCAGTTTATTAGTGTGGTGGATCGCTTAGAATACAAAGCATTGTTCATGCTGCTTTTTTATGGTGGGATGCGGAAAGGTGAAGCGTTAGCACTCACCTGGAAGGATATTGACTTAGACAATAATACTGTTGATATCAATAAAACGACAATGAAACGACGAGTGACAACACCTAAAAACGAATCATCTGTACGCAAGATACAGATGCCATCGCACACGATTAATTTACTTGCCGAGTTAAAGATCAGTAAGTTTAGTAAACCAGATTATGTTGTCTTTGGCGAGTTTTACGACAGCTTATCTGATACAAGCGTGAATCGTTACTTTGACAGATATATAGAAAAAGCTGAAGTAACAAAGATACGTCTACATGATTTAAGACACTCACACGCAAGTTATTTAATAAACGCAGGCAATGACATTCAAATTGTGAGTAAACGTCTAGGACACGCGAATACGTCCACGACATTGGACATATACGCGCATTTATATCCGAGCAAAGAAAAAGAAGCCATCTCCCAAATGGAAGATGACTTCAAACTCGCTAAAGTTTATAAAATAAAATAA